GATGCCGGTCTGAGTCGCGAGGCCATTGCCGCGATAGAACAGGGAAGGCAACGCAATCCCAGGCTCATGACCCTTCGCGCAATAGTCACGGCTTGCGGCTGCAGCATGAATGACCTATTTCCCGGGGAAGGTTCTGTTTCTTTTAACGATGCTCAAGTTGGCATGGAAGAGCACGCAGAACTCTACCGCAAACTTACCCATATTTTGAATAAGAGCAGACGCAAAGAGCGGGTTCTTTTGGCCGTTGTCAATGAGCTTTTCAAGGAAGTAAAGCTCAGAAGATGACTGAGAAGGGCGTTCCACAAATGGCCTTGGACCCGCAATGGGAAAGAAATCGCGCAGCGGAAGTACAGATCGACCTACTTGCCAACTGGATGCGTATCCTTCCTTGCTTTCTTCTGTCACTTGTTGCTATTGGGTTTTTGTGCTTCTGGAAAAATCCCATTTCCTACTTTCTGATCGCAGCCGTAGCCATGTTTTACATAGCATTTGTCGCGTCCCGAATCATTATTTGGCTTCGGCTCTGGGGGGCATATATTGAGCGGAGAATCGAGGAAATTGAAGCAAAACTGGACGGCCGGGAGCCTGAATTCTATTGTTCAAGATCGCCGGCAGCTGAGCAAAACGGCCTTCATAAACGATTTTCGGACCTAGAACAACTCCTGGCAAATCTTAAAGATCGGTAGGAAAAGGGTCACTCAATTATGGGCTCCTTTTGGGAAGAACACGTAGCCTATAGAACAAAGGTTCGAAAGCAAGAAAGCGCTTGGGCTAAGGAGCGGATTGCTGACATCGTTGGAATGACCAGGTTGGCCAAATTCTGGCTTTTCCTGGATTCTATTGCGGTTTTTATTCTCCTTTTGATTGTTCTGGCTGTCGGGATTTATCTGGGCTGGACCAGTTCTCCCTGGTTTATATGGATACTCGTCTTCTGCTTGGGACTTGCCTTTCTTAATCCCATTGTCACGTATCTCGAAGCAGAGAGCGAAAAAAACAACATTCGTTTCAAACACCTCGCAGAACAACAGGAAGGATTGCACCAGCAATTTTTGGCTTATTTCGATCAAATAAACGACAAGCTTCAAACTGCGATTGAAACCGCTTCCACAAAGCCCCAGGACGAACGATCTCCGGCCGACCCATAGATAGACACCCGGCTTTCTTTCGCCTTCTGCCGCCCTGCAGGCCTGCGGCGCTTGCCGTTTTACTCGACTACCGGGATTGGGTGTATCATTGGCCGCATGACAGACCTTAATCAGCAGAAAGCGTTTGCAGAAGCTCTACGAGTCCACATCTATTCGCACCGCCCGATCCCGCCGACAGAAGGAGACCCATTCATTGAGGGCCCGTACCTTAAGTGCTCCTGCGGCTGGTTCGCATCCCATTCTTCTTCCTGGGAAAAAGTCGGTGCGGCCTATGATGAGCACCTTGGAGCATCTGAGGAGAGGATTTGAAAAGAACTCGCAGATACGATTAGGGAAGACTCTTGACGTGCAATCTCATGATAACGCTTTGTTGTTTCGCGAGCTCCCGTACCGCGGTCACGAAGCGCCTCGCAGGAGCTTCGAGAAAACCAGAGCCATTGACCAGCTCCCCGGAGCAGTTCTGGCAAACATGGGGAAGATTCTCCATATTGTCGATTCTGTGGGAGGCGATGGCGTGACATTTCGGACACTCAAACTCCATTGCCAGGATGTCTGAAAACTCCAGGTAGTGCCTTACCTCTGCAATCATAGAGACTCCTTTCGAAGCGTCTGAAGACTATTCTTTTCGAACGATCAGATCCAGGGCGAGCAGCTCTCCGGCCGGCCAGGAGAGATTGAGAGTCATCTGGGCAATGCCGATCTTCGTGTTGGCCGGCGCCGGCGGTTTCACCGGAACCGTGAATGAAACCGTGTTGCTCGGATCCGAGTAGCTCTTGAGAGCGATCGGAATCCCGATGTTGTACGCGCGGCACGAGGCGATAAAGACTCCCGCGGGGATCGCGCTCACCAGGCACTGGTTATTAGTAACCTGGCCGCAGTCCTTCACAATCGCTGTCCCCATCGACGGCGTCAGAGTCATTTCGAAGCCCCCGGGCAGCGCCGTGTAAGGATCCCACTGAAATGTGACGTTGGCCTGGGCACTTGCCGATACGGCCATCAGCGAAAATATGGTGAAAAAGAACAGGTTTCTCATTTTTCAGTCTCCTGATACAGTCCAGTTGCCTATATGTGGTAAGATCACAGCCGGAGCCGAGGATGATCCGGGCTACCCGGATATCCCGTGAAAATCCATATGACCAAAACTCCCCAAACCATGAATCTGTCCATCGATGTCGTCGTGGAAAAAGATGGAGAATCCTTCCATGCCCACTGCCCCGCCCTAAAGGGACTGCATGTGGACGGAGCTACCGAATGGGACGCCATCCAGAATGTGAAGGAAGCGGCTGTGGTCTATCTCAACTCTCTGGCCCTTCACGGCGATCCGCTACCGATTTGTTCGCACCTGGTGGTGAATAGTGTCCAACCGAATCCCATTTCAGCCGACCTCTTCAGGAACATCACCGTCCCATGGCCTATCCTCCAAACATCTGGAATCAGCTGAAAAACGTGACGGCCGATGACCTAATTGCCGCACTCCAGCGAGATGGTTGGACCAGAGATCCCGCCAGCAAGGGCGCAATCCTGGGATTTATCAAATACGGCACTCCGAACCGACGCATCACAATCCATTACCACCCAAGGAAAACCTATGGCCCCGGGCTTTTAAAGGGCCTTCTTGTGGATATCGGATGGTCTGAGCATGACTTCAGGCGCCTCAAGTTGATCAAATAACCCCTGCTTCCGCACCCTTGTTTATGGCTTGAGCGCCTGTACGATTCCCTTAAGTTCCGCAATCGCCGCCAGAATCTTGGTCTCCCCGGCAGTCTCGGGGACGGCTGCTTTCTTCCGTCGAATCTTCGCTCCATACGGCGGGCTCCACCATTCCTCATCGTCTGCCAGCGGCCGCTCGTCCTTGAACGCTGCATAACGAGCAGCCAGAATGTCGTCCACCGTAACGGCCTTTCCTGCCATGACCGCAGCAAACACGAATTGCTGATAAAACTCCCTGAAGCTTTTCACCTGATCGATCGTCAGAGCGGTTATCTGTGCAATTTCCGCGTCTGTCGTCGATTTGCCCGCGTATTTTTCGAGATACTCTTTGAATTCCATGCTTCCTCCGGGCCCTACCCTCAGAATCTCTCCGGGTAGAGCGAATTGAACCCCTTTATTGCGGTCTGTTTCCCCTTCAGCTGGTAATAGTTATGGCCGTAAATTCGAAACCGGCACAGGTCCACCGGCCGGATTTCGCTCGAATCGATCGTTTTCGGGAGCACGCCGGCGACTTTCAGCGCGAGCGAAGCCAGCTCCGAGCAGAATAGCCTCGATGAGTCCTCGCCCTGGGCGAAGAGATGGAGCAGATCCCAGCCGAAATGCAGAACCTGGCCATAGTCGTATGGCTTTCCCTTCTGCGTCCTGAGACATTGAAAGAACGCGTTCTCGTCGAGCTTCAGACGCGCTTCCATGGAAAGCGGCAGCCACCAGATCGGGCCGTCATAGCCCACGATCCGCTCCGAGAGATGCGTCTGCTGCACGCCCTTTATCCCGTCGAGCGTGGTCGATTCCATGAGGTCGCAGCGATCATCATCATACGTCCAGTAAACAATTCCGACGTGTGAAACAGGGTTTTGGGTGAAAAGCTTAATAGCGCCCGAAATGAATCCCGACCCGCTGAATGCAATAATGTCCCCGGCACGCAGAAGAGGCCTCAGCTTCGAATATTCACCTTGGACGAGCATAGTCCTACCTCGTTGCCGCAAATGTCGCTGTAGCGATTGAGGCGGCGATTTGTAGCGTTGTGAGAAACGCCTCTTTGAGATTCTTGCCCTGAGTATCGAGCCGGTTAAGCATTGCCTGGTATTGATCCTTCGAAGTACTGATCACCTGCTGGATGAGAGCCGCCTTGACCTCTGCGCTCAGATTGGGGGTCTCAGCAATGGCCTTGATCTGGCTTGTGATGTCTGGAGGTTGAGGAAGCTGGATCTGCACCGCCTTCTGACAGCCGCCACTTGCCAGCAGGCACGGGATCAGGATCAGCACGAGCATGGTTTTGACCGCTCCAGTCACGATATTTACCTTGGGGGTATCATCCACGATCGCAGGGAGAGGACTTTGCTTCAGAAATAGGAACATGCTGATCAGGCCGTTGAGAACAAAGACAGCCAGCATCAGCTGCAGGGTGGCCACCGGATGCGAAAGATTGAACTTCTCCGGATCTATCAATCCGACCGCCACAGCTGCCGTAACTGCGCTGGATCCGCCTCCGACGATCGCAGCAAATAGGCCATACAGCCAGCCCAGAAAATCCAGATGTTTAAGCCGATTGAGCATGATCGCCTCCTATGAAATGAAACGGGCCCCCAGGAGCGAGGACCCGTTGCGCGCGCCGGCCAAAATCGATAAAAATGGATGAGAATCCGTCAGACCGGTAAAGAACTCATTTCGTGATCGTGATCGGTATTGTGAAAGCGTATCCTTCCGATCGCTCCCACAAAGGTTTCCGGTGTCGCCCATATCGGCGCCGCGATCGAGGTGTCGTAATAGGAATCCGCGCCACGTACCGGGGATGTCTCCCCCGCATCGACCGCGCCGGCGATACGCAGTGCTTCCCCGAAAGAAGGATCACTCGGCTTGGGCCAGCTCGAAAGCTGCGGGTCCTTCGGATCCGTCATGCTCGACACCTGCCATTTCTTGGTGAGTACTTCCGCAAGGGTGGTTCCCCACCATTTGGGATTGTTGGCTCGATTGCGGAAGCAGCAGCCGACGGCAAGCATCGCCTGGGATCCCTCGCCTCGAGCCTCTCGCCAGGCCACCAAGGCCAGAAGGTGAATTCCCCAGGATTTCCAGTCGGGCATGAGTTACCTATTTCATGTGCAGGCGTTCAATTCTCTCTAGCCGGCGGATAATTTCGTCGAGCTTTTGATCCAACGCCTTGTCTCGAACAACCCCTGTTTCCTTCGTGGCGAGGGTATCAAACTTGCCCCTATCCTCGTTGAAATGCGCATGCACCTCGTTCGCGAGAGCAATATGATTGCTTTTCAATTCCTGATAGCCCATGGCCCATGAAACGATCAGGATGACGACCGTACAAATGGCCGTCAGATTGACTTTCAGATCGATATACTTTTGCAATCTTTCCATTGGCGCACCAATAGCCGACTCAGTTGCACACCCAGGCTCCGTTTAGTCGTTTGGCAATGGCCCCGGTGCCCGCTCCGGCGCACGGATTGGCAATCGTACAATCGGAACAGTAGACGACGGATCCATTTCCGAGTCCTACGGCAGTAGCAATATTTGCAAACACTATAGGTGGAGGGAGCCATCCCTGCGTTGCTGCGATCGTCGCTCCGGTAATATAGATATTTGCCGTCTTTATGTTGTTGAAACTGTTGATTCCTATCCCGAAGTCGGTCAGGTAGTTCTGAACGAGAATCCCATATTTGTAGGTAGCCTCATTGAGAACATTGGAGAAGAGATTCCCGCTGGCATAGAGTCCAGCTACCGGCTGGCCGACCAGGCCATTAACCAAAATCCCCGATGCAATCGCACCTCCGGTCGGATCGTAGAAATCGAGGAACTGATTGCCGGTCGCGGTGATTCTATAAAAATAGGTGTAGCTTATCCCCGTGTGCGGATCGCTCCAGATCCCGGTCCACAAACGCCGGAATATATTGCCGTTGACGGTGAAAAACTTCACCCCGGCAACCGCGCTTGCCATTCCGCTCGGCGTTATCCCAGCAGCTCCAACGGCCTGGTCTGTCATGCTCTCTGCGCCGATAACGATATTGTTGTTGAAGGAGATCGCACCCAAATCCTTGCCGGAAAACACACAGAGGCCGTATTTGTAAGGCCCCCCGTAGGGCGCGGCTGGAGACGCCGTGGCACTGAACTGGATCGTGTTTCCCGTGATGTCCAGGTTGTCGAGCGTCTTGGTCGTTACGCCGGCGCTGACCTGAACGTAAAAGCCCATGTAGGTCAGGTTTGTGAGTGTGTTTCCGCTGGCAACCGCTCCACTCCAATCCTCGAATAGATTATCACTGAAGATCGGGCCGGCCGCGAAGTAGCTCACGGTGTTGTTATTCCAGACCGAGGGACCGCCATGGATCTCCGTCGCCTGGCAAAACTGTAGCTGGTTTGTTGAAGCTGTTGAGGGGTTGCCGAAGGCGCACTTCACAATGCGCGTGAACCTGGCAAAGATATTAACTGTCGAATGATCCCGGATGTTCGCGCCTTTGCCTACATCCCAAAAAGCGCATTCTGAAATCAGGATGTCCGACGAGAAGGCTGATCCGGCGTTGGATCGATCCTGCAGCACGATGACATTCATCCCGCTCCAGTCCGAAAACGTGCAGCGCTCGACCTTCAGCCGTGTAACGGTCACTCCCTGGCCGTTGACGTTGGATCCGATGTAAATCGTTGCCCCGTTCCTCTGGTCAGGGACCGTTCCGATCATCGGATTGCTGGCGCTGTTCCCCGCAAACTTCAGATCCTCGATGGTAACATCCGTCAGCGTCCCGGTGGGTCCCGCCCAGAGCATCTGCGGATCATGGCCTGAGACTGTGCAGCCGTTTTTATAAGTCAGCGTGGCCAGGCCGGCGCCGGGACCGCGCATCGTTATATTTGAGCGCAGGAGCAAACCATAGGTCTTGTTTGCCAGGCCTGTCGCATTGAGATCGGCGTTTATGACGTAGTTTCCGGCCGGGAAAAATACCACCCCGTAGTTGGGCGAGGCCGCGTCGATCGCCCGCTGCACCGAAGCTGTGTCATCGGTGGATCCATCCCCTCGAGCTCCGTAGGTTTTAACGCTGTAGACGGTTGGAGAAAGATCCGCAAACCCAATGTTCGACGTCGTGATCGTCGTCGGCCGCGCCTGGCCGATGTCGAACAGATATCCCGAGATGTAGTACGGATTCCGTGCCACCACCGCGCCATAGGCATTGTAAGTCTCGCACCAGTAATAGGTCGCGACTGGCTCCAACCTGTCATTTCCCACCACCGCGGCGCTGGCTGGTAGCGACCCCGCCGAAACCGGGAATTCGACGGTTGTCGGAACTACCACGGTTGCATCGGTGCTATCTCGCGCCGGGTAGGAAAGCGTCAGGCGGATCTTTCCATTGAGGCGTACTCCATCCGGACGCTTGATCGTTCCGGTAAGGGTTGTGGCAGCGGCCGGGCAGGCTATCGCCCCGGCCAGCAAAAGCAGGCCTATGAAGCGTTTCATTGAAACTCCCTATTTTCGGATTATTTCTCGGAGGATGCGGTTTTGGTCTTGAGAGAGGATGCGGTTTTGGTCTTGAGAATTGGCAGCAGCGACAGCTGCAGCTCGAGTGCGCGCGGATCCGCCTTGCTGCCGTACCTGGTCAACGAGACGCGGGCGAATTCCTGTTGCAATTTCGCGGACCGTAGGACTGAGGCTGAACTTCGTCGCCAAGGGCCCGCGAAGTAATGCCGCTTTAGGCTTTATTTCTGTGACTTGGGATGCGTGCTCGAGGAGTTGGCGGATTTCCTCTAAAACCGCCATCCCGGCGCTCGTTTCCGAGGGATTGAGTTTCCAGCCCATCGTTCGTGCGATTCGCCCCATCATATAGAGTTGCTTTATTTCAGCAGGTTCGAAAAGTTCTTTGAGAAATTCGTGAGACCATTCGCCCATCCTGTTACCGCCGTGAGTTCCAAGAGAGAATCCGTGTTCGGCAATGTCCTGGATCACGTGGTTCTTCGCAGGATTGAGATCCAGTCCTGCTGCTTTGGCAACCTGTACGTCCCGCGGACTCCCCCCGATATAGCCTTTGCTCAGAAGTTTCTCCGGAACCTTGGATGGATCTGTTTCCTTCAGGACCTTGTAAAGCGGACTGCTGGCGGTGTTGTATGTCTCCTGCAGTCTTTTCCAATCTGCGTTCGCGGATCTCCAGGTGTCCAGCGTTCCTGCCTTTTTTGCTGCTTCGGCCATCACACCATCGAGATCTTGGACGATCTCGGACGCAATCGCGTTTACCCGTTCGGGGATGTTTCCCCTAAAATCGTGCGCCACTTCCCAAAATGCACTCCTCATCTGGCCGGCGGCAGAAACGCTTACTCTCGGCCGGATAGCAGTCACAATCTTTGCCGGCAATGATGGGGAGATAGCCTCCCGTGCGTTGGGTCCGAGAGATGCGAGTTTCACATCTTCCCCGAGCCACTTGATTGTATCGGCAGGCACCCCAACCTTCTCTCTCGTTCCAAACTTTGAGGCCGTTTCCAAAATCTCCCGGATCGGCTTGGCATATGACGGAGGAGTATTTTCCAGAGCGGTATCCATTTCCTTTAGTCTGGCATCAAATTTAGCTTGCACTGGCGTTGTATCAATCGGGATGTCCCCTGTCTGTGCGGTCCACTGCTTAAATTTGTCCTCGGCCGATTTCTTCAGCATTTCCATCTTCAGATTGGTTTGTTCTTTGTAGTAGCCTCCGATCGCCTCCCGTCCGGGAAATTTCTCCGCCGGCGCCATCTGCTCCTGAAAGTTTTTCACCTGCTCGGTAAGCGTAGCCTTCTGTCCCTCAACATGTTTCTGTAGCCGCTCTCCGGCGAGGGATCGTTCTCCAACGTGTTGAATTGCCTGCAGTTGCCATGCCTCTGTTGCCTGCCCAGGCAAGAGATCAATTCCCTTATCCGCGGCCAACTGCGCGACCTCTCCTCGAGTGCCAGTGCTTATAGCCGGCCCTCCGGGCGGAGTCTCCGCCATACGTGCTTCCGTTCCTCCCAATGCCCGGACAATAGGCTCGCCTACGCCTTTCCGAACCAGTCTCCTGAGAGCCCCTCCGGCTTCCGGAAGTAGAGCCGGCAGGAGGACATCCGTCGTCAGAATCGCTGCGGCTTCCTTGGGGTGGCCGGCCGCGGAGGCCTCCGGAGCTCGATTAAGCGACGGCCCGAAGAACGGAATCATCTCGATGAGCTTCTTTGTCGGCTGCGACCAGGGAATCTTCGCGGATCCTTCATACTGCTGTTTCAACCCGGACAGACCGGTCATTGCCGGCAGATCCCCACGTTTCCACGCATCCGCCATGTTCGAAGCGAGGCTCTTGATTCTCGTCCCGACCTGCGAGAAGTACCCGGGCTCCTCCTCGGGCTGCTGTGGTTCCTGGATCTGCTGGAGAAAACTCTGTTTTTGTACCTGGTCTGAGGGCGCCTGAACCGATCCGCCGTACTTTTTCGCTATCGCGTCGACGGGATCTTCTGCGACTACCCCGCCGTACTTTTTTGCGATGGCATCCGCATCGATGGGCATTATTTGACTCCGACTTCTTCTTTGAATCGGTCTGCCGCGAGCTTATTGGGGAAGGTGTAGGTTTTGCCGTTGTAATTCACGGAGTTTCCGCCCGCATTGGCCAGAGGCGGAGCTACACCAGGGCCGCGGTTGGGCGTGGAAACTCCACCAACTTTGATGAAGGATTTCGCCGTACCCATCAAGGATTCAATGGCTGCCATCGCGGCTTCGGGGTTATCCTGCAGTTTTCCCGCCGCAACCTCGAATTCCTTCTGCATGCCGATTCCTCGCGACCCGTGCAGCGCCGGCTGCAGAGCTGCAAAGGATTTTAGATGCGTGAAGAGCTCCCTTACCTGGGGATCTGCCGAGCCAATTCCAACCTCGAGGTTGGAGATCCGGCCCGAGGTAGGTCCGAATATTGCTGATCCGGCGGCGAGAATTTCGCGTTTGAGCTTTTGTCCTTCTTCTACCACCACCTGGCCCTGCTCTGCCTTGCTCCGAGCCGCGCTCGTTGGCCTGGTGGCCATGAAGCCCTTGAGTCCGATCGGCTTTCCCCCCTCATCCACCGGGCCGCCCGGAATACCCTTCCCGCCGACCGTACCGAAAGTTTCGCGTTCGAAGATATCCTTGCTCAACCCCAGTCGCTGCAGCGCGACTCCCGTCCGCTCTTTCTGGGCTTCGAGTTTTTTAACTGCGAGCTGATACTGCAACGAGTCAGGATTATTCTTCAGCCGCTCAACCTCGGTCCGCGCCGTCGCCAGGTCGTTTGACGATTCCTTCAGATCGAGTTCCGCTTGTTCGCGCGGACTGAGGTCCTCCCTGCGAACGGGGATAATATTTCCTTCATCATCATAGGTGAATCCCTTGGAACGAAGACTGGCGGCCGTGCCTTTTTCTCTGCCGCCTGCGAGCAGGTCGTGATAACGCTTGCTTTCTTTGAGCGTTCCCGCAGCGCGCGCATTTTCTGCGATAAGAGTCGCCTTCTGTGCGTCGGTTGCCATCGTGTGTTCCTGCAATCTCTCCTGCCGGTTTTTCTCTGCTTCAATCTCCTCTCGGAGTTGACCGCGTCTCCCCTCTTGCAGCGCGCCCCGCTCACTAATTGACTGCACCGTCCCTTCAGCAGCTCCCGCAGCTCCGGCCGATCCGCCGAAAATGCCACCAAGCAAGGTAGGCGCGCCCATGGATATGGCCTCCAGGATGCGACTCTTTCTACTCCTGCGAGCGGGATGCTCCATCGCGTACTTTTCTTCCTGCAGACGCGAGAGCGCTGTCGGAGCCGGTGGGCCTACGATCTCCTCTACCTTCTTTTCGTGAGCGTCGGGATTACCGAGTTCAAACGTACTGCCGGAGTCGAGAGACTGATCGGGATCCGGAGCCGATATGAATGGCCCTTCTTTCTCGGGCGTACGTGCATTTACGTCGGAATCATCGCCATACATGGCATAAGGCTTCCGCATTGCCTTGAGCACCGCCTCTGCGTCAAAAGGCCCTTTGCGCTTCTGGGGCATCAAACTGAATCCGCCCATCACAACCTCCTAACCCCATATGCTGGCTCCGATTTTAGCACCCGGCAATCCACCGAACACAGCACCTGCCGCCGTCGTTCCGAGCTTGCCCAGACTTTTCCACAATGCCCCCCGCCGCTGCGCTTCCTGCTCGGCCTGATTTGCGCCGGTCTTGTAATAGTCTTCGGGGCTGTACTCTCCGGCCTCCCCGAGCTGGAGGCGCCCGACGTCGCCGAAGCCCGACTGCTCGAGCGCGTTTGCCGCTCCATAGGTTCCAGCTTGCTCCGCGCCGGATGCCTCCCGAGCCTTGAGTGCTTCCATCTCGATCGGAATCGCCTCATTCTCCACGTCGCCTCGGATCCGTGAAAGCGCTCCCGCCCGGCCTATGCCGAGATTTGTCTCGCCGGCCTGCTCCGCAGGCTGCAGATATCCGAATCCAGCTACCTTGGCGCGCTGTCGCTGCGCTGCCAGGGCACTATCGAAAGCCTTGGTTGTGCCGGATGTGCGCGTATTGATCTGGCCGCGCTTCCATTCCGACATTCCCGCTCCGCTCGGATCGTAGAAGCGCTCCAGGGCCGGATTGACAGCCGACGCGGTCGTATCGGCGATCCCCTTGGTGGCCGTGGCGCCCGTGCCGGCGATGCCTTTCAGCTCCGTTCCCGTTGTGCTGACCTCCCCGAGCTGCTTATTGCGCGCCTGGCGCTCTTCTTCGGAAATCTGAAAGGTCTTCTGCGAGTCGTTCGGGTTCTTTTTACCCATCGGAGTGTCTCCTAAAGTCTGTAGTAGGCCTTCAGAACCGAGTTACGTAATTCGAGTGTATTTGCCGAGTGACTGTGTCCCCCCAGGGCGGATCCGGTGAAAGTTGGCGTGCTGATCGTTCCCGCGGGAGTCCCGGCCGAGATGGTATTGGATTTCTCCACAGCCAGCGATCCCGAGGTACCGGCTCCCAGAAACGTTGTAACCATGGTCCGATTGGCGCCGGTCGAGAAACTCGTACACAGAATCAGATTTGAACCGCTGAAAACAAATGGCAGCTCGTGAGCATGCGTCCCGAGAGCGGATCCCGTGAATGTAGGCGTGCTGATCGTGCCCGCGGGCGTTCCCGCGCTGTCGGAACTGCTCGCGCCAGCGGCTGCATTGGGACCGATGGATGCCGCAATTCCGGCCTTTATATACGCCGACGTGGTGTAATCGGGCACCGTGACGTTTATGGTTGTCCCGTCGTTTTTGCTTCGGGTAATCGTGGCTCCATTACACAGATGCCAGCCCAATCCCGGATCCTGATCGCCACTGAAGAAACGGATTTCACACTGCGGATCCTCCCCTGGCGCATTCACCCAAGCGTAACCTGTCCATCGGAACGTCCTGTCAAAATCAACAGCATAAAAGAGTTTGCCAACATCCTGCGGCCCAAGAGTTGTGGGTTTCGTGTCCGGCGACAGGGTTCCCCAAATCGTTCCGCCCTGTACAGGGAAAGATTGAAAGCTGTCATACGCCCCGAGTAGCGTGAGCGTCGCCTTGCGCATCTCCGTGAGGCAGCGCCTGGTTGCCACGTCCAAGTTGGCAGGGACTTCCGGTATCTTCATCTCGCACTCAACGGGAAATAGCTGACCATGAGTTCAAGCACGTTAGCCGACACGTCCTGCATCGGAAACTGAATCTCAATCGAGATCCGCCGCGTCTTTGCGTTTATCGCGAAGAGAGGCACGTCTGCAGGCTGAAAATCGACAATCTCAGGAGTACGGAAGCTATGCGCGTCGTCGTCCACCAGGTAAAGCTTGATTCTGAATCCCGGTTGGTCCGCCACGAGGCGCAGGAAGCGCCAGAACTTCATGACAAGAGGGTCGTCGATCCCGAAATATCCCGAGCGCCAGTAGGCGAGCAGGTTCATGTTCGTGGACTGATATTCCGTTGAAATCCCGCCCACGGTGTCACTCAAGACGGTGAGTTCGTATGGGCTCCCAAGAGCCATCACAATCACGTGGTTTTTCCCGTTCGGGTCCTCGATAACTTCCAAACCGTCGCAGCCGAAATAGAGCGGGAAAGAGCCCACATTTTTCGTCTGGTCGCGTTCCAGGTCGACAACCACGATGCAGTTGGGCCGCTGTGAGCCATCGATCGCGCACAGGAGCATGTACCATTCGCGCTCCAAGTAACAAAGAAAAGCCCCACGGGTAAACTGTTCCTGCCCCGGTGTGATCCTCCTGAGAAGAGGAGATATGTTGTCAGACAGGGTTTCGGGTTCTCCGACGCCGTTGAAGATTTTTATTGTCAGATCGCTGCCCAGCCACACAAATCCGTAGGGAGTTTCCGCTCCGGAATCATGAGAGCTGGATCCCTGATTCCAGGGCAACTGCTCCAAGACCGCGCTGTAGAGTATCTCTTCATCCGTCTGAATGTCTTCGATGTTGCCCCGAAACATGAACATCTCGTTGCTTTTGGAAAAAATCACCACACCGGCCTGAACGGCTCCCATGCCGCGAACGTCGTCCGCTCCGATCGCCAGTCTAAGGCGATTGTTTGGAGGGAAACTCTCCTCCGGTCTTCCCAGGAAAATCCTTTCATAGCCCGAGAAAGCAACATCCTGCGGTGCTCCCACGATGCCCGCGACAAAGATGCGACCTTGAAAGGTCGTTAGATATTTTCCGAGCGGTGGAGGAGCATTCAATAGCGGCGCTTCAATGTCGAGATTCAAATCTGTATCCGGCATCTCATCCAGCACAAACGTGCCGTGGCCAACGCCGCTGATTGTCGGGGGCGCCGCGCCTCCAGCTCCGAATCCACCAACGGGTTCCGTGACAGATGCCCCAAAGAGGATCACGCTGGTATTCTGCTTGTGGTAGGCCGTTCCTCCCGCGATATCCACGTATAGGTTCCAGCCCAGGGCTCCTGGCACGCTTGTGACCCCGCTGACAAGCGCGAGGTGATTGGCGCTGATCGGAGCGACAACCGCATTTCCCCTGATGCTCTCCCCGCCGATGGTTGCAATCGTATAGACAACCCCATAGGTTCGAAGCGCCAGCGCGCCGCCAACCAGCTCGCCCAGGGTAGGAGCCGGATCCGCTTCGGGGTCATAAACATCGGTAATCGGGAAACTTCCATCAGAAGAATCGGGGTTCGGCCGCAAATAGAAAGTATTATCTCCATCCAAGGTGGCAAACAACCACACCTGATCGGCCTGTGGATCGCTTGGCGCTGGCACCCAAACACCGAATTTGCCCGCGGCGATCGGGCCAGTGCTTGCCGAGGCTTCCGAGGCCTGGCCAACATGCCCCGTGACAGAATTTCCATAGGCGGCGCGATAACTGCGCCCAACCGCAAGCGTGAGCGTTCCCAGCCCGACAGTCGTATTTGCAGTGGGCGGTGGATCGCCGATTTGCGCCGTGTTGGATCCTGGAACCGCAGCGCCTGTATTCGTGAATCCGGTTAAGGGCTCAACCTTCGGTTGCGTGAGCAAAAGCACAACATCGTTCTGCAGGGTCCGCGCCGCGCCGCCCAGAATGTCGACGTAACAATTCCATCCCACAACCCCATCCGGAACGGTTATTGGAGCATTGACCAGGGCGATCTGATCCGCTTCCAAAGTCACCGCAGTCGGCGGGCCCTGGAAGGTCTGGCCGGACATCGTTACAAAGCTGAAGCTGATCGAGTATGTTCTGTGTGTAAGGGCCGCTCCGCCCATGACTCCCACAACCGGAGCCACCGTCGGACAATGAAAGCCCGTGGCCGGTTCTGCGAGATTCGTCCCGAACGCGATCGGAGAGCTATTCATCTTTCGATGTACCGCTCCTCCAGCCAGGTCGATATAGCAATTCCAGCCGATCGCGCCGGCAACTTCCGCGGGGCTCACGATCACGGCTGTATGATTGATAGCTACGGCAGCAGCCGTCGACGGGCTCTTTAGGGTTTCTCCAACCGTGCCGATAAGAGAGAAAGTGACTTCATAGTTACGAGCCGGAAGACTTCCAAGCACAACGGTGTTGACGGTCGGACCGCCAGCCGGATTCGCCACCGATCCAACTGAAAGAAACAAAACCGTGGGGGGATCTATCGGCTTTGCGATGCCCCAGTTACGCAGCATCGTTCCGTCCCAGATTGCCGTGCGCAAACCGTTTGCCAGAAACATCAGATTGCTGGCCTGGCAGAAACTCATTCGCGCGGAGTTTAATCCGTTCGATTCAATGAGCGTTGGTATCCACGTGCCCAGATCGAACCTGTAGAGATGTGGGCCGACACCAACAATAAGCTGACGCACACCAAAGGCATTCTGGAATTCGGAGATGCTGCCTGGTCCATCGAGACCAGAAACCGGAGGCGCCAGGATCGTCCCCCCCCTGAGCTTTGCCAGACCCCCGCTTGTTGAGGGAATCACGTTGTAACATTCGAGGGCATAATCCGGAGGAACGTTTACAACACTCGGCCATGAGGCCATACCCATGAACCGGCGAATTCGCGTGGCTTGCAGATTTCGTGTCATTTTAGACGATGTACGGGGTAATGGTTCGATGCTTGGCCTGGTTCTGCTGGTTTACGGACAGCAGCATTTGCGTGCGCGCCTTCTCGGCCTGATCTTCCCAGCCTCTGGCCTGGTCGAACTCGTAAATACTCACACAGAGAAGAGACAAGGCGAAATACCGGATGAAGCGCTTCGCCGTAAGAGTCTGAAATGGAATGGCGGCGTTGTCGTAGCGCAGCCGGCGGGGTTTCGCAATGTAGAAGTATCTCGGAATTTGCTGCACCCCTGCCGCCGGCCGCAGCTCGATCGTCCGGCCGTTGATCAGATCCCAGTAGTAGTTTTGATACTGCGACGATGAGGCGACCCCTCTCGAAGCCCGCCGTAGAAGTTCGGAGTCGATGTCCGCTTGATCCCACGCCCGATATCCACCGCTCGCCAAAGCGAGCTCCATGTGCCGAATATAAAAAACATTGTCCGATGTAGTGTTGGCAAGCGGAGGAGAAGGTAGAGAGGGTTCATTCACCCAGCCCGTCTCAGGTTCGACATAGATCAGCTGGCTGAAAGGAATCGGCATGTCGTTCTGCCGGCAGCGCAAAGCCGCTGACTGGCTGGCGTAACAGTTCCAGCCGATCGCTCCATCGACGAACGCCGGAGTATTGACCTCACAGAGATTGTTTGCCCCAACGACCGTATAGGCTAGCGCCGGGCTTTCGAGGGTCTCGCTGCCCGATTCCGTGACGAGTGTATAGGTGATCGAGTACGTGCGCCCGGCAGCGAGGCTCCCACCTGCGAGGATGCCAGCCACCGGGGCAACCAGCGGATCCGTGATCACCACAATCTGAGCGCGCTCGGCAGCGGCCGCGAAAGTCACATTGACCGGGCCTTCCATGAAAAGAGAGAGCTGAACAAGGATCAGGCTTTCCCAAAGACTCTCGATCGCGTCGTTGATTGCGTCGCCGCAGAGATCGGGGTCTACCGACTCCCGAAGCCACTTTTCAACGCTTGCCTTCATGCTGCCGAGTGTGTCCACCTTCTTATCCCCTCTTCGGCTTGGTGAGTTCCTCGACCTTTTGCGTCAGGATCCGCACGCTCTCCATCAAAGCCTTGTTGCTCTCTTTCAGTGCATCGAAGTCTGCTGAGGAGGTCTGCGTCTGGGGAGTCACCATCCAGCCGGCCGGATTGATTCCGAATTGCTTAAGATCGACCCCGTCTTCCTCAATAATTCGTTGCACTACGGGAGAAGGAGGAAGCGGAGGAAAGTTGTGCCTTATTCGATCTTCCTGCTGAATCTTGATGTAGCGCGCGACAAGCTCGCGCCGGCCGGCTGTGAGCGCCGTCTTTGCCGCACCCGTTGCGCCATCGATGTCAAACTGGATTCCTCCCCGCGATCGCAGAACGGCAACTTCCACGAGCCCTTCGAGACGCTTATGCTCGAGGATCGCACGAGCAATGAAGTCGTCCTTAACCTCGACGGGCTCCCCGGGCGGGAAGGTATACATGCCAATGTCCTGAACAAAGTCATAAACGGGCTCATTGCCCACATGAAGCAGATACACAAATCCTCCTCAGTTGATGGTCTCAGCCCGGGCTTTCTCAGCCCCGGTCTGCATGTGGTCGAACGCCTTCTCATCATCTCCGTGGACAATTACCGTTTCCCCGGTGCGTAGAGCGTTCTCGACCTCTAGGAATTCCTCGGCTCGTTTTTTACTGAGGGAATCGACGGCTGCGAGCACCTTCTCGTCGCCCTCTTTTTGCCGCTGTGCTCGAATACGGGCAGACTTCTCTCGCTTGTAGGCCAGGTATGCCTCCGGAGACGGAAAGCGCCATGTATCGCCCTCCTGGAGCGTATTAATGACCTCCTGGTCGAGATGCCCCTGAAGCTGCATCACGGTGACAAAGGCGCGATCCGCCCGGCTGTACCGTTCGATAATCCATTGCTGCCCGAGATAGTCCCACCGTACCTCGAGCAAGCGATCCAGTTCGTGAAGGCGCTTGCGAAACCAGCGCGGCGCCTGTGTGCGCCCGGAGCGAAATTGCTCGCACCGCTCTCGAATCAGATGCCTGACTTGCGGCCAGGTATGAATCTGGGCAAGCGTAAGATGCGACGCAATCCGCATGCACATCTCGGTTTCGATATCCAGAGCGTACTCGTGCATTCAATCCTCGATTTCAGATTCATCCGGCTCCGGAACTGCCAGCTGTCGCTCCGGCACTGCCGGGTATAGATGATCCGGCGGCTCCGCAGGTTGAACCGGAGCAGGAACATCGGCCACAGCATCGAATTCCGCAGAACGGCATCAAATGCCCCGGGTTGGCCGAGGCCAGTTCGATGAGTCTCGATTCGGCGTCCCACGGCTGGATCGTTCCACCTGAGATCTTTCCGCCCAGGGCCCTGAGTTCGTCCGATATCTCCTTTAACGTCATCTTGCGCCTCCATAAAAAAGGGCCCTGCTCTAGAAACAGGGCCCAGCCAAGGCAAAATCAGAACTAGATGGTGCCTGTCTGCTGCCAGAAGACATCATCGACACTCAGATTCTTGATCGCGCCCCACGAGGAGCGCTGCAGAGTGCCAAGATTGACGTAGGTGCGAAGCAATCCGGCCACCGCATCCGCGATGCCGCCCGCTCCGATGATGCGAGTCCAGGTCCCCGCCTCGTCGTCAGCGAGAGTCAACGGAACCGCCTCGAACTTCTTCATCATCGAAGAAGCGCCGCAGTAAATCCGGTCCGGCCGGGCGTCCTTGTCCTCGATGATCGGGATTCCCGCATATTCGAAGACGTCGTACCCGATATCGAGAGCCTTCTTGCCGATCGGCTTCCCGCCGTTTGTTTCGAAACGGTAATTCTGGGTCGCAAACCTCACGAGCTTCGCAACCTGAGCCGAAGGGAAGATGAAAACGTCGGGCTGCTCACCGCCGCGGTTCTTTACGAATGCCCGCAGAGCGTGCAGGTAATACGAGGAAAGATCGTCTCCCGCAACGTCGTAGACGAACGATGTCCAGGATTGCTGCCCGGCCGTCGCCGGGTTAAGCCCCTGAATCGCTCCCGTGTCATTGACGAGCGAAACCAGCCCTTCCATCGTGGTCGGATAATTTCCGACAATGCAGGACTCGCCACCGAGCGTCACAGCTTCCGCTGCTATCGCCGTTCCGAGCGTGTGGGTGACAGCTCGCGTGGCGTAGTTGATCGCCGTGATGATAGAACTGCTGCACGTCGAGACCGCCATTCCACCGACGGTGTATGTGTCGATCGGCATCCCGAGCCGCAGATACAGCGCCCACGGGAATCCACCGGCTGCGTCTGCGGTGAATGTCCCGGCACCAGGAGCCGGCGCTGCAGCAACACTCGCGATCTGCCCGCCGCGATCCGCGCCAACAGACAGGACGTTCATGTGACTGACCAGGTCCTTGGTGTCATACTTGACTTCGAGCGCCTTTGCCTGCATGAAGGAGCGCGCATCGCCCTTCGAGAGATTCTCAGCCTGCCCGGTGATTGTCTCCGGCACGTAGCCGTATTTCAGGAGGACGGTCGCGTTTGCTAACCCCTGGTTGCCGCCGGCTCCTACACCAGCCACACCTTCAGGCCTAAACCCCATGTTGAAGTTAGGACGCAGACGGGCGAGGAAGACATAACCTCGGACGCCCAGATTGTTGACGGGCTTACCAAATTTGCTTCCGTCCCCGAGTAAATTCATAAACGCGGGAAGGGTGCTCACTTGGTCCTGAATCGCCCCATAGATGATCTTCATGTCCGCGAGAAACGTTGTCGCGTCAACGATCCCGAACATCGGGAGCATGAACGGCAGCAGGGCCAGAAGGCCCAGTCCGCTCATGTGAAATTCCGCATGCTGAAACAGAGGCATGAACAATGCCCAGAGAATGCTGATAGGGTCCATCGTCGATCTCCGTCAAAGCGCTAGGAGTACTTCCCGAGAGGCCCGGTCTTCGGGAATCGGCCGGCAGCCATATCATCCAAGGTGAACTTGGTGTCGCCGTCGGTTCTTCCCTGCCCCGGTTTCGGTGGTTCTCCCACGCGCTTTTGCTCTCGCTGTGCGCGGGCGAGGTAGTACTTATCGAGAAATGCGCGAGCCTCATCCACGATCCGAGCGACGTCCGAGATCTTCCTTTCCGACACCACCCGCTTATAAGCTTCGGGGTCGGCTTTGATCATCTCGGCTGCCACGGTGTAGAGAGTTTCGCGCTCCTCTTTCGGTATTACATCGTCTTTGAACAGCTCTTTGACTTTGGCATCGAAAGCCTGGTCGAAACGGTTGTTCGCCTCGTCTAAGAGACGCTCCCGATCCCTGTCCAGGACCGGCTTCAGCCGCTGATTCAGCTTGGATTCGAGCAGCTTGTCCAGGTCCTGGGGAGTACCGCTTTTCGTCGTTTCGGCCTGCTTTTGACGCAGAAAGGCCATCGTCCCATGGGGGTCCTCGGCGTAAGCTTCGAGGATTTCCTTTTGCTCGTACCCAAGCGCCGCGCCGATCTCAACCGCCCCATTTCGCCCCTTGGCGAAAGACTGGTATGCGGTCGCGACTTCCTCGCGCTTGCCGAGCTTTTCCCACTCAGTCAGATTTCCTTTCGTCGCTTCGTACTGCTCCCGGAGTTGGCGCATGTTGGCCGTTTCTCCGGAAGAGGGGGGAGGCGAGCCCCCGCCGCTGCCTTGCTGCGCTCCTGGCGAGGGAGTGGCTGCTGCCGGTACTCCAGATCCGGTTGGGGCTGGCGAGGCCCCTGTGTCTGCCGGTAATGCACCCGGACTTGATGCCATAACAATCCTCTCAAAATAAAAAGGCCCCGCGACATGCGAGGCCTTGGTTTGAATTGAAATCCGTTATGCCTTTACGAGAGCTGCAAGCTCGAACGTGATCGGGCCAGGAGTCGTTCCTGCCGGAATCAGCGTATAGTTGAGGCCTTCACCCAGCGCCCCATTACGCACCATTCCTGCCGTCAGCGTTCCCCGACCTTCAGCCGCCGCGTCCGTAATGGTCGCCAGAGTCGAGGTGTTGACCGCCACCACGCCCGGCCCAGCCGTTGTCACTGTTTGCACTTGCGGAGGCTGGCCTTTGACAACCATGGTCAAATACCTGGCTGTCACCGTGGCGATTGACGTGAAGGCGCAGATGTCCCAGCGCGCGTAGACCCCACTTGGCAGCCTGTGAAACGTGTTGACGAAGAATGCATAGGTCTCGTCGGCGTTGGTCCTGTCCGCCAGGACCATGTTGAGCGTGATGATGACTTCTTTCACATCCTCAAGCCCGAAGAGCTTGTCAATCCCGTTGATGGTCGTCGGACCAGCCAATTGAGCCGGTGTCAGGGTGATCATCGGCTGTAAAGTGATCTTTTTCATTTCCGTCTCTCCTTAGTGTCGGTTGACATACTGCAACGCGAGAAACTCGCCCTTAAATGGGCACCTCTTCCCAGATGAAGCTTTGCTGAGCGACAATCGCAACCGCGGTGGATCCGACCAGCTGGATTGCGCTTCCGGGCGGAACAACGATTCTCCCATCGACGTAATCGACCAGCTGGTAAGGCTGGATGGTCTGTGCCGACGTCACCGGGAGAACACTGCAGAACGGCATCAAATGCCCCGGGTTGGCCGTTGTGGTGTTTACCGCCGGCGAGAATAAGGCCGTCGATGAAGCTCCAAAACCGATGTAAGCATTGACCGGGGCAACGAAAGTTGCCGTGGGGAACGGAGCGGCTGTTGCAATGCCCGATCCGGCCGGAGAAACCCATCCATAACACACGCAGCCCATAAGGCCGGTTGTGCTGTGGTGCGCGAGGATAGTAGCAATCAGTACCAGGTCATAGTTATTTCCTGCCGGGTTCCACAGCGTCAGGGCGTTTGCCTTGGCGCTGAAGATCGGGATAGCAAGCCCCGTAACCAGATTGCTTCCGATGAATACGCGGCCACGCTTCACGGCTTCGTAATACATGCCGTGCGCAGTTTGAATCACCTGCGCCCCGCTCCGATCAACCCTGAGCGGACCAGTCCCATAACCGTCCAGTATGACTTGTGCTCCAACAACTTTGTCTGGCATTTGCTTTTCTCCCTCAAATTAAAAAGCCCCGCTTTTCGGCGAGGCTTCGGTTTGCTGCAATCGGCATCGGCAAAGCATGGCCGCGCCGGCACTGGTGTGCTCTTTACTGCACTATCCCGGAGGTATGTTCCCCGCGACCGGAGGCATGTTGGGCGCAGGCGGAGCTCCAGGAATACCTGGTGGACGTCCGAGAGCCGGAGGGGAGATGGCCTCCGCCTGGCGAACCCCGTCAATGTATTGAATGAGCATCTGCTGCGCCTCTGGTTTCCAACGGTCAAAGTCCAAACTCTTTGCGGCTTCCAGACAAATCCCGATGTGCGTCGAGGCGTCATCGATCCCCGATCTGAATTTCGCCGGCTGGCCCACTCGCATTTTCTTTACGTTGACCCGGGCCCTGCGGGCATCGTCGTTGAACGTCTTCAGAAGCCCAGTCTCTCCAAACAGCTCGAAGACCTTCTCCTTCACGTTCGGGTCGTTCATATCCAGAGCGCCCTTGTCATAGAGAACCATCAGTTCCTGCCGGCGCTCGTCGCGCGTCTTCGGCAACCCGGAGCTCGTCGCGATGAAGGTCAGCCGCTTGTCGAGGTCCGCTTTTTGAAACTCCTGTATTTGACTGGCCTTGTCCGTGCCGACGATCGCCGCAATCTGCTCGAAAGTGTAAAACTGCTGGTAGTTTTTGATTACCTTTCGAATGGTCTCCTTCCACAGGTTATTCCAGTTCGAGGTAGGTTTTGAAAATTGCAGCTCCGCCTGGCCGCGGAGTTGCGAGATCGCACTTGCCGCCGTTACCGACCCGGGCTGCTCGCCCCTGAAGACCGCCACCGCCGCGCTGATCCGCTGCATCGCTTCCAGAATCTGCGTGCGTTTCGCATAGATCGCCTCATCCAGCGATCCGTGCTGCATGCGGTGCGGTTCCCGAGATCCAGGTCCGATTGACCGCCAATGAATGACTTTGTCAGCCCGGCCTGTGATCTCGCTTACGACGGTGTTATCGTCGATCACCACCGGCTCCACGGCGCTCGTCTTACTGTGGAGCGAAATGATGCTCTCGTAACTGTTCAGCTCCCTCTGCAATTCGAGGAGATCAAACGACACCGACCTTGCGAAAAAGATCGTCGGCATCTGCAGGTAATCGCCCTTGCTTACAGGATGCTCGACAAACGGCCACGGATTGGCGATCTGAACTTTTCCGCTGACATAAACGGCATACAGCCCTTCGGGCCAGTCTTTCATCTTCCCTGGTTCAATAAAGCACTGAACGACCAGCGCCCCGTCCTGACTCTCGAGCTGTCTTTGTGAATACCCGAGATACCAGAAGGCCATCGACTGTTCGTAAGTCACCGCAAAGCCATCGGGCTGCTCGTTGTCGGCCGTCACCTCGATCCCCCAGCGCTCCCGGATCTCGTCGATCGAGAAACGCTGACCCCAAAGCAGGTAGGGCGTCTCACCCATATTTCTCGCCCCAGGCCTCGGGAATGCGTGTCCCGGATCACCAACCTCCACGCAGATCTTCTTGCGGGTGATCTCCTCCATCACCGGCTGTCCCTGATCGTCAAGCACCTGTTTCGGCTCCATCCGATCTGAACTCTCGACCGGTCCACCGCACTTCGGACATTGTTCTACCGGAGCCTGCAGCCCTCCCTGATAGAGATCGCACTCAGCGCATTGAAAGCCATAGCTCTGGCCCTGCTCCATCTTGGGGCGCTGGCCCACTTTGACGTCCTGGGGATATACGAGCGTAAAGACGTTTCCCGACAAAACAAATTCCTGTGCTGCGGAACCCGCCTTGTCTTCGTCACTCTTGTAGTCGCTTCGGAGGGCGTTGTCTTTGATGCAGAAATCTATGAGCTCGTTTGCAATCTCCGCCACCTGCATGGCGAGCTCGTCGTCTCGCGGCTGGGGAACGGCCTCAACCTCGGGAACCGTGTTGAAATTACTGCAGATTGCGTCGATCGCCGGAGCAAACTCGTTGATGCGAGGCTGCGGAACGAAATCGTCATTGGGAATCGCCTTGCGCCAGAAACTCCCTTGAGCGAGATCGCGATCGAGCCACATCTCACCCGCGTAAAAGAGCCTCGCCTCCCAGATTTTCAGATGGTAGACGTGATAGGCCGTCCGCAGTTCAAGCCATTTCTTGTTTACGAACTCCTGGGCTTTGCCCATCAAATCGTCAGCAGGCACAGCTTCGCCCTGGCTTTTGCCTCCCGGCAACAAGCCTGCGATTTTATCGAGTAAGCTCATTTGGATTTGATTTTCTCAGCGAGTTCCGTTGTGGTCTTGGCCTGGTCGAACCACCCGGAGGAACGAATCGGATCCGACCGACGGAAAATGAGAGGCTTCCCTTCCGCCCTTACCAGAGCCTCAGTCAGCGCTCGATTGTCCTGGCGCAGTTCGTGAAGCTCTTCGATCAGCTTTGCCGCTTGCCGGCTGGCCTGATGCGCCCAGAGCCAGATCAGCCAACAGGCCGCAGCCAGGAAGAAACCCAGAGTTATGCAAAGTTCTATTGGTGTCATGACGTCGGGAAACAGTCCTCCAGGATTCCAATCGCATCCGAGGCCTCGAGAAAGACCTTTGTTGAGGGATCCTCGTAGTGGTCGATCTCGTGGCCGTCTTTGTTCTTCTCTTTGCGCGATTTGTATCGGATCGAGGCCGTAAATCCATTGTCGACCTTGCGGATCGTTACCTCGTCCACCACGCGCCTCGGATCCGGTTTGTCTTTCTTCTTTATTCCTGGATCAGTGTCCTCATTTTCATCCACGTCAGTCATGATCGACTTGGCCATGCTCGCCATGCCCGGCTTGCTGATTGGTTCCTTTTCACGGAATGCCATCACCGCACCTCCAGAATGTAAGTAACCCCCGAAACCTTCTTCGCTTTCTGCCCCTCGACGAACCGCCGGGCGCGTAGGTTATCCTCGTCGACCACCATCAGCGCCTCGCGGTGTCCCATCGTGCGGGCCGCTCCCATCTCATATGCCGAAAGGATCTCAGCGACCTTGTGGCTGCCAAGGGATGGCTCTACCGCGAGGCAATGGATCAGCAGCATCGGCCTGATCGCTATACTCCCGACGATCCGTCCCTCGCTCTCGACCACCACAATGACATCCTTCCCGGGATCCAGATCCGCCATGTCACCGTGGCATAAGTCTTTCAGTCCATCAAAATCCTCAGGATCCTTATAGGCCCTTGCGAGCATCATCCTACATTCCGCCGCGGCACGTTACGTAACACGGCCAGGTCGTTCCCCGTCGGCTCAATGATTCTACTTCCCGGAACTTCTTTGGGAGCCTCAAACGCCATCCAGGCATAGGAGAGCTGAGGCACGAACACCGGCGCATTAATGGCACCGCAGGCGTTACACTTCCGCTCATCCAGGCTCCAGGTCGGAATCAGCGCGATCTGGCTCATCATCCCGTTATCCGCGCGCACCATGACCGGCTTATGCACGCGCATCGGCGCCTGACACTTGCCGCACAAAAGGTCTATCGTCTCAATCTCCGCCAAAGGGCTTCCCTCCGAATTTCTTCTTCTTCAGTCCAGGACTGCCTCTCCTGAAATGTCCGAGCGTCGGGTCTTCATGCAGCTCCTTTTCCATCTTGGCCTTCTCCTCTTTCGAGAGCGGAGAGCCTTTCGAAAAGAGGTATTCAACCTGCCGCTCTGTCCAGGGTGCCATCAGAACCAGCTCTCCTCGTTCTTTGCCTTGCCGAATCCTTTTGCCCACTTCTCGTGCGTCCGTAACCGCACCTGCTCGATAGTCGGAAGCCGGGCCACATCGAGCTTCTTTTTCTCAGCTGCGGACGGCCGGCTCATCAGGGTGTAGCGCACATCGTCCAGCCAGTGATCCGAACCCGCGAATTCGATCGTTCCATCACTGCGTAATTCCTTTTTCAGACCCACCAGCTCACGCCACCCGTTCGGATTTCGCCGTCGGCTGATGAAGATCCGAGGGCTGCCGAGAGTCTGCGTGAAGGGGTTGACGTGAAGCGGATTGACGTGCAGGTACTCTTTAATCAAGTCAATCCCGACCCGGATATTGGCCCTGTGGGCGGCAATTGTTCGGATCTCCCTGCCCGCCTCGACATGCCCGAAGCGCGGATCCGAATAAGCCGCCTGCACCGAGTACATCTCTTTCCCTGATTGCAGGGTGTCGCTTTCGGTCGACGGGTCGATCAACCGGTATTCCGGATGCCGATAGGCCTCCTCGAGATCCCAGATCGCCGCGGCGTGCTCGCTGATGCGCTGGTTTTCTTTATAGTGCTCCTGCAGGGCAAAGCAGTTTTCATCCGAATCGAATCCCGTCAGCGCGTATGCGGTGATGCCTGTCGATGCGTGATCCAGGCACCCGATCAGCCGGAAGCCCGAATGAAAGCGCGCCCATTTATCCGGGTCCGACGTGTCGAAGTAATTATCGAGATTATGGATCCGCTCGTTGAGCTCCGTGAAGACCTGCCCTTCATGAATCTCCCAGCTGCCCTCGAGGTAGCGCTTTACCCACTCCTCGTCCATCGTGGCCCGAAGATCGGCTTCCCAGTTCGGAGGAAGGCCGGGGTTATCTCGAGGAAGGAACTGAATGAATTCCGCGTCGGCCTTGCCGACGATGTAGTCCTCCGACTGATCGTCTGCAAAGCGGTTTTTCACCCAGCCGGGCTCCGGGTTACTGGTCAGCATGGCCATGTAGGGCGGACGCCGTCCCTCGGGAAGCCTCCAGCAAAGCTGAGCCAGCAACTGCCGATAGGCGTCGAAACTGCATTCCGAAGCCTCGTCTATCCAGAACCAGCCGAGCTCCACCGACTTCGCGCGTTCCTTGGATCGCGACCTGGCCGTCGAGGCAGAATCCTCGCCGAGTCCGCGGTAAATGATTTCAGAGGGATGCTCGGGATCTGTGCTCCGGATGACTATCCGGTGTTCCGACTTATTGTGGAGGATGATCAGTTCAGGAGGGCACAACTCGAAGAATGTTACGAGGGTTGAATCGCGCAGATCGGTAAAGGCCTGCCGGCCGATCATCCCGCGGTTCCCCGGGAAGACTACCGAAAGCATGATCGCCTTGGCGGATCCGATGACTCCTTTCCCGCCGCGCTTTGCCCCGCCGCCCAGCTGTTCCCGCGCAGCGGAGTTCAGAAACTGCAGCTGCTTTGCCGACGGACCGTAGCAGCCATCGTTACGCAGCGGCCAGCGAAGATCCACCGCGGGCGCAGCTGTTACGATCGCCATCAGCACCAATCCAAAAAAGAGCGTTTTAGCCAGCCGCATTTTGTGGTTGGGCCCAGGGAGGCGCCGGGATCCCGGCAAACTGTACAAAGAGCGGCCCGCCAGCAACACCCGATATCTGTCTCGGTGCGTCAAGTCCGAGAATATCCGCCCGCTTGCGTATGCAGTCACCGATTCTCTCCAGGAAGCGCGGATCTCCAGCCAGCTTCTCACGCTTACGCGTCTCTTCAACCCCCGGGAGCTCCACCAGCTCGCCTTCCCGGTCTGCCATCTTCACGCTGGTAGTCTTCGTTGTCACCGTCGTGTAGTAGCCGATCGAACGCTCCCAGGCCCGCCAGGCCTCCACCTCCACCTGGTCGATGCGTGCCAGCTCCCGCGTCTTCTGCTGCTCGATCGCTCCCACGGCCCGTGTGCGCCATTGCTCGCGGCACCACTTCATATCCTTGTGGATCTGGACGACGCTGACATGCTCGTCGGCTGCAATCTGGGCCAGCGTGTCCCCGTGTGTGTACCTCTCCGATACCCGCATCCGCCTTTCGAGCATCTGATCCGGGTTCAGGCGCTTTTTCTCTATCTGCGGTTCCTCCGCCATTTTAACTTTCTATGTGTTTAATCTCGCAGGTGGTTCGAGCGCGCGTCTCTGCGCCGCCGCAAAATGGCCCCAAAACCATCTAGCTTTTCGCTCCCGATTCGACAGGCGTTTCATCCGATGCCCGCCCTGGATCGTGTAGTAGGGATGCCTCTGGTCTTCGTGATACACGCGGGCAATGTCGACGCTGTTCACGAGCAATACCTTTCCACTGCTGCCTCGGTACCGTTCTTCGGAAAGCTGACGTTACATCCCGGAGGATATGCCGCTCCCGGGTAGTTTCGCGCTCCGTTCCAATAGACTCGCTCGCCGCGGTTGCGTGCAAATTCCGCCGCTTCTTCGCGCAGGCTCTGCGAGCTCTCCGCGCGCCGGCGGACACTGCTTGCCTTGTCCGTGAAACGCAGGCGCCCATCCGGAAGCCATGCGGCAATACCCCTTTCCACAAAACCAGTCGCCTGGCGTTCGGACGTATACCTCGCCCCATCCAACCTGGGGTTGGAGATTTCAACTTTTGCCATTTGTTTTGGATATACCTGTGGCTTACTTCCCGTCGGCGTCCGTGGAACGGGCCGGATCACGCCCGGCTGCAAATCTGCAGTCTGTCACTGCAAATTAGAGATTGCGCGATATAACCCAGTCAAGCGATTTTGTGATTTCATCGAAAAAACTGTGCAGTTGGTTACAGTTGGTACCAGTTGGTTCGGTTGCCGGCCTTGATTCGTCTGTGCTTTCGCTCCCAAATTCGCATGTTGCAGAAGTGGCACTTTCCGCTTTTCATGATCTTATCGATGCGTCCGCAGTCCGGACAGCGGGCAATTCGCTTGATCATGTGGCCTTTGGACATATTCCCTCCCTTCTGATGCCTTCCCGTAACACCCGCTCGAACTCGGCACGCGGAATTTTGAGCTTCTTTCCAACGTGCACATGCCGGATCAGGTCCTGGTTGATCCAAATGTAGACGTTTCGTACAGACTCATCAAGACGCGCTGCGAGCTCGTCCGGCCGGTAGAAATCCTTTTCGATCATCCGTCCCTCATCCTAGTTTGCGCCGCTGCTTTTCAATCTCCCTTGCGAGCGATTCCATTTCCTTTTTGCGGCGTTCCTCGACCGTCTTTTGGATCTCTTCCGGCGTAAGTAGATTCTTGGCGTCCGCCGGCTCTCCGCCCACCAGGTCCGGCACCCGCGCCGGACGACTCGCCTCCTGTTCGTGCAGGAATGCTGTGATGTTATTTGAGAAAAACGACAGTGGCTTTCCCATCCGCAAATAGAACGGATCCCAGCTTTCGAGAAAGCGAATGATCGCCGCTTCGACGGTCGCAATCTCTAATCCGGGAGCTCTCCTGAGCATTCGCCTTAGGTCCTCGTGGTCTTTCGGGTGCGCAATGAAATCGTGAGATCGACAGTGGGCGAAGTGTTTTGAGAAGTACTCAAGGAGAGGAGCAAAGCGGGGGTCGGCGGCTTTCTCGCCGCCCCTTCTTTTGGTTGTAGTTGGTTGTAAATTGGTTGTCTGCAACTTCCATGCCTGTCCATCTCCTTGTGTCGACGCACTTTCATTGCCATTCTGAAAATGGAGAGTGGGGTTTTGCGCGGACTGTGGGGTGGTGTTTTCACCCCCCTCTGGTATGGTATTTTTAAGGGAGAGTGGGGTTTTTAAGGGAGAGTGGGGTTTTACTCCCCCTCTCACTTTCCACGTTTCCCAATCTTTGTTGATGGACCACTGTGCCGCTTTACGAAATCCGGGCCTCTTTGTCTGAAGCACGATATTCTTGCGCTGGAGCGTCACAAGCGCAGATCTCACCGAGTCAACGGGCCGCGCGGTTAGTTCCCTGAATTTAGATAGCGAAATATGCGCCTCTTTTCTTGTCCATCCCCAAGTCTCTCGGATTACCACTCCCAAACAGGACCACTCCACGCTGCCGAGATCGGCGAGCAGTAGATGGTCCCAAATCTCATTGGCAATTCGGATGTGACCATTTTCCAGTTGCGGACGAGCCATCGTTCATAGTTCCGGCGGCAGAATAAAGGTACTTGATTCATTCAGTTCTTTTTGAAGCAAAGCCATCACATATCCCATATTGTGATGAATCTTGGTTATCATTGGAGTCGTTCTTTTTGCTCCTTCTTCCAAAAACGAATCGTCGTCATCAAAGCCTTCGAGGTTTGAGAGACATGCCCAGGCCTTCCACATAAAGTTCAGAGCTTCCGACAGATTTCCAGCAATTACGGTCCACTTCGGATCCGTCATTGTTACCCCGCGAAGGAATGCCTGACATCCTCTGCAGAGTCCAACGAGATCGCTTAGTTTTTCCGCGCCAAGCCTCTGAAAACTAATGTGATGGAAACAGTCCATATGATTCACATGACAACGCTCGCAGGATTCAAAACAACGCTGCCGCACGGCCTCCCTAAGTAGACCCCACTCGCGACTGCTCATATACCGGTAGTACGCTTCTTTTTCCACGTTGCTCCTTCTACAGCCCGCGGCCATTCAGCGCGATCGAGGCCTTCGCCATGTGAATCGCTTCCCGCAGTTTCCGGATCGCGTCCGTCCGATCTCTGCAGGGCGGGCAGACGTTCATGATCCCCAGCGCGGCGCTTTCACCCAGGTCAGACAGCACGTAGCAGCGCTTCTCGCTTTCCTCGTCGAGCTTGTGGTAGGAAAACAGTCCCCGCACGCTCTCCCGGTTTTGTGATCTCTCCTTCATATCAAGCTCCAGGAGCTGCCGCTTCAGCCGCTCCCGGGTGTTCTGAAATGAGTCGCGATACATCGCTCCTGGATCCTGGCTGTCGGCCAAGTCCGCCAGCTCGCTGACCGTCTGGACCTGTCCCTGGTCTGGATTAACTGCGTTTTTGGTCTCTTTGTTCTGATCGTTTATTCGCTTCTCCCTTCGATTTGCACCGACAAAACGTCGGTGTTTCAGTGCGCTGCAAACCCCTCTCTTTCAAAAGAGGGCACAATTGACGCGTCCCGCTTTCGTCCCGCTCAAGGACGAAAAACAACTAAATTCTTCACGTTTTGAGGTGGGGGTGGAATCGGATAAGATGTTGAAGATATAAGGATTACTAAGGATTTCATCAAATGGTAATGAGGACTTCGAATCCGCAGGCCGCCCGTTCGAGTCGGGCCGGGTGCGCCACTCCCTGCAACAACTTACGCCGATTTTGAAATTTTCCTCATTCATCGCTCGTCCCGCTTTTGTCCCCTCTTTTATCATTCTGCAACTCGATTTCTTCTTCCGCCTGCGCCGACCGTACCGCCAAGTCCGCATGGCTGTCCACGTACTTGACATATCGCATCGTCGTCCGGATGTCGGAATGTCCCAGAAGTTCCTTCACCGTCCGCAGGTCGACGCCGTGCGTCATCCACGTCGTCGCCCTCATGTGCCGCAGCGTGTGAAACGTGATCCATTCGAGGCCCGCGGCCTTTCTCCCCCTCCTGAAGATCTTGTCGGGATTGAGCCACCGCCTGCCGTCAAGTCTCACCTGCCCCTGGTGAACGAATAGGTGTGGATTGCGAACAAACGGCACCAGGCTCCGCAGCTTCTCCATCGCGAAGTTCGAGAGCGGTATGGAGCGCACCTTTTTGCCCTTGGTCTTTTCCGTCAGGATCCGAGCGGCCTTCCAGTCTACCTGATCGCGGCGTAGATTGAGTGCTTCGTTCTTTCGGAAGCCCGTTTCTCCGAGCACGGCAACAAATGCCGATATGACAGGATCGGGCATCGCGTCCACCAGCCGATGGTACTCTTCTACCGTGGGCAGCCGCAGCGCCTTCTCCTGTACTCTGATCCCCGGAAACCTCACAAGCGGATGATGCTCGACCGCCCCGACTTCCAGGGCGTAGGAGAACATCTTCTTGATGGCCGCGATGTCCTTGTTGATCGTGCTGTCGGATACCTGACCTTTGCGTTTCTGCATGTAACTGTGCAAGTCCTGGCGGCGAAACTCGCCGAGCGGGATCGTGCCGAATTCGGCATTGAGTGTTCGAAACGACAGCTCGTAGCGGCTCCAGCTCGATAGTCTCGGTTTGCAGTACTCATCCCGGAATCGCTCCCAGAAGGAGGATACCGTCGCTGTCGCCTCAAGGGCTCCCACCAGCCCCGGCAAGACCGTGTCGAGCGTGCCGGACGCGATCGCGCCGCTCAGCCTATCGAAAACATCCTGCGCCATGGTCCAGATCGGAAGAGCACACGTCTGAACTCCAGTCACTGAGCTAGATCGCGTATGCCG